GTGAACAATTAGGTGCTATAGCAGATTTTGCTTACAATTTAGGCGTAGGTCGGTTAAAATCAAGCACATTAAGAAAGAAGCTTAATCAAGGTGATTTCACCTCAGCTTCAAGAGAATTAAAAAAATGGGTTTATGGTGGCGGTAAAAAGCTAAATGGTCTTGTAGCGAGACGGGACGCTGAAGCCGAATATTTATAAGGATTTATTATGCCAACAGCGGTGGCGATGACCTACGATAGTTTGGTCGAAAATATTCAGTCTTATTTAGAGCGTACGGATCAAGCAACCATTGATAAGATCCCGCTTTTTATCATGCTCGCAGAGCAAGTGATTGCGTCTGAAATTAAGTTCTTAGGCAACCTCAATGTTGCTAATTCAACCTTTACTACAGGTCAAAACACATTACAAAAACCTGCTCGTTGGCACAAAACTGTATCAATGAATATTACTGTAGCAGGTGAACGTCAACCTGTTCTATTACGCAAATACGAATATCTTAGAGAGTATTGGCCTGATGACACACAAACAGATGTGCCTAAATTCTATTGCGATTACAACTACGATAATTGGTTAGTTGCTCCAACACCCGACGCTAATTATAGCTTCGAAGTCTTATACTACGAACGCGTACAGCCACTAGACTCTACAAACCAAACAAATTGGTTCACTATTTATGCACCACAAGCATTGCTTTATGGCTCATTGCTACAAGCTATGCCTTTCCTAAAAAATGATGAGCGTATACCTATGTGGCAAGCACAATATCAAGCCATTATGAATACACTCAAAACTGAAAATACTCAACGAATTGGAGACAGACAGGCAACTGTTCTTGATACATAAACATGACTACATACACCTCTCCCTTTGCAGGCGACGTTGTTCTACCTACCGATGTAAGTTACGCGTCGTATTCAATATCTGCTGATTTAACGCTTGTATGGCCTGTTAACGGCAACGTATCTACAAGTGTCGCAGCTCGTATTATGGACATTACACCATCAACAAGTGGTTTGTCTGTATTCATGCCTCCTGCAAATCAAGTATCTGTAGGTCAAGATGCGTTTATTAAAAACCCAAGTGCATACACATTAACAATCAAAAGCTCAACAGGAGCTACGCTAGGAACGCTTACCGCAGGTGCTACAAGATATTTTTATCTAACTAATAACTCTACAGCTTCAGGTACTTGGTCTAACATAGCGTTAGGTATTGGAACATCATCTCCTGACGCAACTACGTTAGCAGGGCTTGGTTTAAAAGCTATTGGAGCAACACTTAATCAGTCTTCTCCAACATCATCCGTCACCGCAAGTTATACATTTACCAATGCTGACAGAGCTCAAACTAAAGTTTGGGGTGGCGGGGCAGGAAGTGTAACTTTACCTCTTGCAAGCGCTATTGGTGACGATTGGTTTTTCTTTTTTAAGAATAATGGCACAGGCACGGTCACCGTAAACGCCCAAGGATCAGACACAATTGACTTGTCTGCATCAAAAGAATTTCAACCAAATGAATCTGCAATGATCGTATGTACAGGATCTGTGTTTATTACTGTAGGTTATGGTGTAAGCAATCAATTTTTATTTCAATCAATCACAAAAGAAGTTACAACAGGAACATATACACTTACAGCATCAGAAGCAAGCTCTTTGATTCAAGAGTATGTAGGTACATTATCAGGTAATGTAACTATTAACTATCCTCCTGTAGTTGCGTTTTACATTGTAAGTAATCAGGTTACAGCGGGTGGCAATACACTTACCATTCAAACAGGTGTGGGTGGAGGAGCAACTGCAACAATATCTGCAGGAAATCAAGCTACATTAATCTGTGACGGTGTTAACTTTTATAATGCAAATACCGTACAAGCAGGCGCTTCTGTAAATTCTTTAGCTAATGGTAGCGTAGCTAACCCATCATTAAATTTTGCATCAGAACCTACCACAGGTATTTATAGATCAGGTGCGGGTTCTTTTAATATATCAATTTTAGGAACAAACAGAGCAGAAGTAAATGCCACAGGATTTACTGTTACAGGAACAGGAACTTTTAGCGGAGGGGTTCTTGGGGGAACCTTCTAATGACAAAAAAGGTTTTTGCCCTTGATACACAACCTGGTATCCAACGTGATGGTACAGTTTTTGATCGTTCGGTTTATACTGACGGTCAATGGGTAAGATTTCAACGTGGTCGACCTAGAAAGATATTAGGCTATCGAGAAATTACAGGTAACATGGCAGGTCCTTCTAGGGGATTGTTTTTAGATCCACAAGGTTTATTTAATGTAGTTTTTAATGGATATAACAATGGCGTTCAATCGTTACCAATCAATAATCTTGGCATTGGTACAAGTATCACTGATTTTACTCTTTCAGACTTCACCCCAAATGACGCTAACCTTTGGCAATTTGATTCAGAATTTGATGCTTCGGGTAGTGGTTATCAAACACTTCTTGCGCACCCTGGTTTAAATTTAAACGACATCGCTAATGAAATAAACACTCCTGTATTAGGTGGTGATATTACAGGTACGTCTATGTCAGCGATTGGTGTGTTTACAGCAGTAGGAGACACCACAAACGGTTCACCTACAGTTACATTATCTACCACTAATCTTCTTATAGGCGCGGGTCAATTAGTCACAGGAACAGGTATTCCTGCAAGTACCACAGTAGTATCTATAGTGGGTACAACACTTACTTTATCTAACAATGCTACCGCAACAAACACAGGAATTACACTTACTTTTGACAATCAGGTTGATGTGTCAGGTGGTGTAGTTGTTTTACATCCATATACGTTTGTATACGGTAATAATGGACTTATTAGAAACAACAGCGCAGGTAATATTAATGATTGGGTATCTGCCGACTCTAATCAAACAAATGTATCAGCCACTAAGATTGTAAAAGGTCTTCCGTTACGAGGTGGTTCTAATGCGCCATCAGGATTATTTTGGTCACTTGATTCGTTAATTAGGGTAAGTTACGCACCTACAAATATAGGCATTCCAAATAGTGGTGATTATGGAGAAACGCTTTATTGGCGTTATGACATTATTTCATCACAAACTTCTATCATGTCATCGCAATCAGTCATCGAGTATGACGGCATTTACTATTGGTGTGGCGTTGACAGATTTTTACTATACAACGGTGTTGTAAAAGAAATTCCAAATAGTATGAATCAAAACTATTTTTTTGATAATTTAAATTATTCACAAAGACAAAAAATTTACGCAACTAAAGTTCCTCGTTTTGGTGAAGTATGGTGGTTCTATCCTAGAGGAAATTCAACAGAATGTAATGACGCAATCATTTATAACATTCGCGAAAACTGTTGGTATGACGCGGGTTTATCAACGGGATCGCGAAGATCAGCAGGCTATTTCTCTCAAGTATTTCATTATCCTATTAATATGGATTGGGATGTTAATACTGAAGGATATATTGCATCAAACCCAACCATTTCAAACGCAGGATCAGGTTATACAAACGGAACATACACTAATGTTGCATTGACAGGTAGTGTTACAGGTACAGGTGCTACAGCTAACATTGTCGTAGCAGGGGGTGCTGTAACTTCTGTTACTATGTTTAATCATGGATCAGGTTATGTAGTTAATGATATTCTTACACAAGAAATAGCTGTAGTAACAGGCGACATCAATGGAACTATTATGACAGTCACCGCAGTTACTTCAGGAACACTTTATGTAGGTCAATATGTTACAGGAGCAGGCATCACTGCAGGTACTAAGATTTCTGCATTTAGTTCAGGCACAGGTGGCGCAGGCACTTATATAGTAGACACCTCGTCAGTATCAACAGGAAGTATTACTATTACTGCACAGTTTATTCCCGCGGGATCAAATTTTGAAATTAATTTAGCAAGCTCTGATATACAAACAACTGTTAGTTTATATCAACACGAAATAGGTACAGATTCTATCGTTGGCAATACTCCTGTTGCTATATTAAGTTATTTTGAAACAAATAACTTAGGTTGGGTTCAAGGTGGTCCTGCACAACAATCAGCCGAAGGAGCTAACTATTGGTTAAGATTAGAACGCGTAGAACCTGACTTTATACAAAGTGGTGACATGAATTTATACGTCACAGGTCGACCATTTGCGCAATCTGAAGACTCAACAACAGGTCCTTATATATTTTCTCCTAACACAAACAAAATTGATATGAAAGAACAACGCCGAGAATTAAGACTAAAATTTGAAAGTAATGTAGTTGGTGGTGATTATCAATTAGGTTATCTATTGCTAAACGCCGATATTGGCGATGTAAGAGGTTATTAATGACTATATCATTGGTTTATGATCCAAGGTATCATACATTTGAGTCATGGGCTTCATTAATGTGTGAAGCTTATGCAGGTCAGCAATTACAAATTCCTTCCGTTAACGAAGATGAATGGAAATCATGGGCGGTAGGATTAAATGCTATTGACGTGTTTTCTAATAACGCTATACCTGACCCTTACCAATTTGAAGATTGGCAAGATTGGGCTTCTGCAGTGGTCAATGTAGTAAATCAAAGGGTTGTATAATGAGAAAAAGCAATAAAAAATATCAAATGAAAAAAAAGGCTGATCTTAGATTAGGTAAAGCTTCAACCGAGGAGATTGTTAAAAGAACTGTAGAAAGATTAGATCCTGATGGTGATTGGGAAGAAGTGTACGATGCAGTCTATTCAGCATTACAAACAGATCAATTTAGAATGTTACGAAGTGGTGATACATTAGCGTTTTATCATGTCAATACTCCAATAGCGGATGAAGCGCATTTATTCACAATAGAGAAACAAGAAGACCTTATGGAATCATTACGAGATCTTGGTCAAGCATTTAAGACTGCAGGATTTACAAAAATTAAAGGGATTACAGAATTTCCAAGTGTTTTAAGAATTTTAAGAAAAGCAAACACAATTAATTTTGCCGTAAGAGACAAAGCTCTTAGGGCTTATGGTGAGTCAGGCCCTATCATCGGTTATGAATTTGAGATTGAGGTAAAGTAAATGGGTGGCATAGTTAAAGGTGCATTTAGTGTAGTTAAAAGTGTAGTTAAATATGGCATTAACATGGTCAAAAGTGTTATTAAAAATCCATTGCCTACTATACTTACAATTGGTTTAAATTTTGCTGCGCCTGGTATTGCAAGCGCTTTAGGTTTTGTAAAGCCTTTGTCATCTTTAACAGGAGTTGTGGGGTCGGCACAAACATTTGGAACAACATTAGTACAATCTATTGGTCGTGCTGCTATTTCTGCTGCAACAGGCGGAAAACTATCTAGTATAGTAGCAGCAGGAATTACTCCATTTCTTAATTCACCATCGTTCCAAAAAACTTTGTTAGGTCTTGGCGGTGGTACCGCAGGAGAATCATTAAATAAAATTACAAATTTTGTAAGAACTCCATTAACACAAATATTTGGAAAAGAGTGGGGTAATATTTTTACAGGAGCTTTAGGTGATTCTAGCGTTGCGGGATTGGTAGCTGCTGTTTCAGGACAAGATATTATTGAAGCTATGGGGTCAGAGCTTATAAGCTCTTCTGTTTCTGCTGCTCTTGCAAAATCTTGGAATACTTTAAAAACAGAAGTGCCAAAACTTTTACAGTCAGAAACTGACATAGAAAAAAAGGCACTTTCTGCAAAAATAATGAAGGACACTACGCCTGTTATAGGCAAAGTTCAAAGTTTGCAATATAACATTGACAAAAATATCACAGAAGCCAATGCTTTGATTGAAGAATATAATAAAATTGATGAAGTAGCAAAGACAGCAGGAAATAATGCAAATTATTATGCGGAATTAGCCAATAACGCTACTACACAAGCAGATTATGATTTTAATGAAAAACAATTTAAAAAGTATGAGGCAGAATATCTTAGCTATGTTCCTAAGTTGGATGATATTGCAAACACTATTAATCAACTTTATGTGCCAACCATTAACGAAGAAAAAGCTATTCTTGAGGCTGAATATAACGCAAACAAATCAGTGATTGATGATTATATATCAAGAGTTGAAGAAGTAGGTCAATTAAGTAAAGATTATGAATTAGGTCTTGGTAAGGTATTGGCTGAAAATGCTGACTTTAAAATGACTGATGCAATAGCTCGAGGAGATTTTACAGAAGCATCCAAATTATATAATGAATTTGAAGGTATAAACAAACAACTTTTAGAGCTTGATCCAAATGCAATTACTGTAGCACCATCAATTGATGTTAGTGGTCAAACACTTCTTAAAAATATTTTTTCTACTTCTGATGAAACATTAAAAAATCAGTTAATTGCTCAAGCTAATTTAAATCAACAATTTAATGACATACGAACAAATGCGCCTGTTATAACACCAACACCTCCTACAGCCCCTGAAACACCTGCACCTGTAGAGCCAACGCCTACACAACCAACTGTGCCTGAAACGCCAACACCTGTAGAGCCAATTGTCCCTGAGACTCCTGCGCCTGTAGAGCCTACGCAACCTACACCTGTTGTTCCTGAAACACCTACTACAGATGACAGAGCGCCTGGTTATGCAGACTTGCCAACATTACCTGAAGAAGGAATAGGTCAACCTACTCCACCCGCTCCTACAACACCAACTACACCTCCGTCAGGATCAGGATCTAGTACTATTGGTAATATTGTTAGTGGCGCAGGTAATGTGGCAGGTAACATATTAGAAAATGCTCTTATCGGTGGAGCAACTAATGCAATTGTTAACGAAATTCTTGATAATGAACCACCTACAAGACCCGTAATTAATAAACCAAGACCACCTGCTAAAGTAGATGTAAGCACATTAAGACCTTACACAGGATCATTATTTGGTCAGACAACAACGACGCCAACAACACCGACAGGAGGCTTGCCTACAACACCACCTGCTAAAGTAGATCCATCAACGTTAACTCCATATACAGGATCTTTATCTTTTTTAGGTCAAACTACAACACCACCTACAAATACTACTACACAAACTCCTAGTGGTGGTTTACAATCAACTCAACCTCAAACCCCTCCAACTAAAGTGGATGTAAGTCGATTAACACCTGTAACTGATACAAATCTGTTAAAAAGCTTGGGTATAGCATAAGGATATATATGGCACTTCCACAATCAGTAGATCCAACAACATTAAATTTAAGTGGCAAGCCTGCACTATCAACAGTTGCACCTTCTACAATTACTTCAGCAGGCGCTACAGGTATGCCAATGCCTACTGTCGCTATGGAAAAACCTGAGATTCCTTTAGGAGCAGGCGCTCTGTTAGGTTATGCATTAGGCAATTTAATAGGAGTTAGACCTACAACAACAGGTACAGGTGCGGGAGCAGGTACGGGTGCAGGTACAGGGTCAGGGTCAGGGTCAGGCGGCGGTGGCGGTGGAGGATCTCCGTCAGGAGGAGGAACGCCTACAGGTAACATAGGAAGTGTTAATAGTATTTCTTTACCACCAGGTACCACACAAGCACAAATTGACGCTCAGTATGGCACAACTAATGGTCAATCTAATATGCAAATATCAGGCGTCAACATGTCAACAGGCGAAGTTGTTGCTACACCAAACTATAATATTGGCGGTACAAACTTAGGAACAAATACAGGTAATTTTGGTTTTGAAGCGGGCACAGGAACAACCGCAGGCGGTGGAACTACAACAACCCCAACAGATACAACACAAATAGCTAATCAGTATTTTCAAGACTCTGAAGGCAATATTTATGACGCTGATGGAACGTTAATTTATATAAATCCAAGCAGACCTATTTCAGGTGGAACTATGGACGGCGGTGGTTATGACCCAAATGCTACAGACACCACTTCAGGTGGCGCATCCCTTGGTCAGCCATCACAATATTTACAAGACGCACAGGGTAATGTTTATGATGAAAATGGAACATTAATCTATTACAATCCAAGTAATGTGATACCTGGCACTAATGATGGTGGCGGAGGATATGATCCTAACGCGCCTGAAACAGATCAATACTACGAAGATAGCTCAGGTAACATTTTTGATTATGCAGGCAATCTTGTTTTAGAGTATGGCAACGGCTACTACTATGAACCTGATACAGGCAATTTTTATGATTCAAATTTTGATGTAGTAGGGGATGACTTTAGTGCATATCAAGACTTTTTTGGCATACCAACCTTAGATACAGGTGGTTATGATGATTACGACTTTAGTGATTTATTTGACTACGGCAACTACACATCAGGTAGTACAACATATATAAAAGACGGAGGCTCTGTGAGAGGCGGATTAGCAACACCATTATTTAGAAAAGGCGGATCTGTACCTAAGTTTGAAGACGGAGGTTTTATTGGTCAAGTAGTTGCAAATCAAGTTCCGCAGTCTGTAACGACAACATCAACACCCAATACAACATCAACACCTGTAGTAACCTCAGGGCTAACCAATCCTGCACAAACCAACACATCACAATCAGGCATTGTAAATACAATCAGTAATTTACTTGGTAATAGAGGTGTGTCAGGTGCATTGCTTGGAACACTAATTGCACAGTTACTTAATACAACAGAACAACCTGTGAATAGAGGTGTTGATATGACCGCGTTAGGAAGATTAGCTCCACGCACAACACCAACAGGTCCTGCTCGATTTGTTCCATATTCAGAATACGGTACACCAACAACTCCATATGATTACTCACAATTATATGCAAATTTAGGTGTATCACCATTTGGCGCAGGTACAGGAGCGCTCTCTCCAAGTGCAACTCCAACAGCTCCTGTTTCTGCCCAACCTGAAACAACACCAACAACCGCAGGTGGATTGCCTGTTGTGACACCGCCAACAACAACACCAACACAACCTGCGCAACAATATTTCCAAGACGCTGATGGTAATATTTATAACGCTAATGGTGATTTAGTTTATGACTCAACCACAGGTACAACAACAGCATCATCACAACAAACTGTAGCACCAAGCACAGTACAAGCAAGCGTAGCTCCTATGAGTGGTTTAGCTGTAACAACACCTGAAGCTACATCATCTTATTATTCTTACGGATCTGATGTAAATCCAACACAAGTATTAAGCTCTAAAAAAGGTGGAGCAATAAGAAAGTTTGCTGATGGTGGCTTATCTGATTTGGAAGTAACATCATTAAGTGATGTTATAGAACCTATGATGGTTTCATCTCCTGCATACGATTATTCTGACAGAATGTTTAGCCCTGACAGTGGTGTGGTATATGATGAAGAAACCAAGGTAGCCACAGATGCTTATGGAAATACTATGGATGTTGGTGACTTTGTAAATATTTATGGTACACATCCATCAAATTTTATGGATAGACCTATAGCAATTTCAAGTGAACCATACAACCCTGAATATCCTATTGACTATTTTGATAAGCCAACGTATTCAACACCTCCTGCGTATTTAGAAGGACAAGATAGTGATTTAGTATATGCGTTAGGTTCACCCGAAACTTATAGAGATGGCATGCCTGTACAAACAACAGCGATGCCTACACAAGGTCCTGCAATGCCTACACAAGGTGCATTGATGCCTACACAAGGATCGGCAATGCCGTCACAAGTACCATTTTCTACATCACCAACATTTAGATATAGCGGATTACGCAATCCATTATTAGCAGGTTTATCAATGACACCAACGCAACCATATATGCTTGCTGAAGGTGGGTCACCACACGGTAATGCAAACATACCAACAACAGTATCAGAAAGTCATAATCCAAACGTACCTATCGTTCAAGGTAGACAAGATTATAGACAAGGTGCTTATGTACAAGGAGCGGGTGATGGTCAATCTGACGACATTCCTGCAATGCTTGCTGACGGTGAATATGTCATCGATGCAGAAACAGTAGCACAATTAGGTAATGGATCTAATAAAGCAGGTGCTAAAATGTTAGATAAATTTAGAGAAAATATTCGCGCACATAAACGAAACGCACCCACACACAAAATACCGCCAAAGAGCAAATCTCCATTGGCATATCTTAAAGGAGCAAAATAATGGCTGATATATTTCAAGGCGCCCCGTTACCTACCATAACCACCACAGAACAGAAACAACAGGTCTTACCTGAGTTTTATACTAACTATTTACAAGATATTGCAAATATTGGTACAGGCGCTATTCAACAAGGTGGGGTAGCAGGGTTCTCTCCTTTACAACAACAAGCTTTTCAAATGGCACCACAAACAGCTTTTGCAGGTGCACAAACAGCGGGTAATGCGGCTTCGTTATTAGGTGCGGCGGGAACAACAGCTGCTCCAACTATGGTTGGTGCATACATGAATCCATACATGAGAAATGTTGTGGATGAAATGTCACGCTTACAACAACAAAACATTCAACGTAGTGTGCTTCCTGCATTAACAAGAGCAGGCGTAGGTTCAGGTGGCTTTGGATCACAACGTCAAGCACAAGCAACAGGTCAATCATTAGCTGACATGCAACGTAATTTATTGGGTAAGCAATACGAAGCTTTATATTCAGGTTATGGCGATGCAATGAAAGCTGCGCAAACAGATCTAAATCGTCAAATGCAAGCAGGTCAAGGTTTAGGTAATGTAGCGCAAGAACAATATAATATTGGCACAGGCGGTCTTAAAACATTAGCTGACTTAGGTGGTCAACAACAAGCGTTAGGTCAAAGACAATTAGATTACCCAATGATTCAAGCACAAAATCTTGCTAAACTATTTACAGGATTAAGTATTCCTTCAGGTGAAACTTTACAAAAAGTTGGACCAGGCGCCGCAGGTCAATACGCATTAAGTCCATTATCACAAATCAGTGGCTTACTCACAGGTCTTGGTGCATTTATGGGCTCTCCTACAGGA